CTTATTCCTGAAAAATCCCCTGTTACTGTAGGCGAAGCAAAATTGTAAAAATCTATGTAATGAACCTGACCCGACGAGTAACTTGAATAAACATAAGTCGCGTCCTCTTCAACCGGATTGCCATTTGAATCAACTGAATTGACCATTGCAAAATTAACAGTACCCGTAGAGGGCGTTAATTGTAAGGTATTGTCGCTTATCGGCTCCAGATTTGAAGTCGAAGACACCAGACCGCTTACGTTGGTGAATGTCTGGTCTTTTTCATTCCAGACATAAGCCCCCACGCCGTCAGCGATACATAACTGATTACCTCCGACACCAAGAGAAGCTATGCCGTTGTCCTGCATTGAAACTCTTCCAGTGGAAGTCGAGAGCGTACCTAATACAGACGATAGATTGCCTGAACTGTCCACTGAATATAAATTTGAACCGGCAACAATGTACATGACTCCATTAAAAGTATGCGCTCCCCTAACGAGCAATCCTGCCGAAGTGAAAGACTTAAGCCCTGGAGTCCCTATTAACGCAATCGATGTCTTAGAACCCTGTTTATAGACCTCCGGGTAGTAATTGATTGTTCGCTGACAATCAACATTTTTAGAGCGCGGACTAAAAGTTTCTCCAAGAAAATCAATGTTAATTTCCGGCATTTTGTTTCCCTAATTTGTTGTCCTGTCTGCGTAAATACTGTAAATTCCCTTTCTTCCAGGGACATCGGTTGTCGCTACATACTGTTGCTTATTAAGTCTTTTTACGATTCGCTTAGACTCTTCCGCAGAGTTTTTGATCTCTATGGGAATACTGGTAGTAAGCGGATAATATTCATACCATAATTCAATAGCCAGATTAAACTTGAAGCACCTTTCATAAGGCGGCTCAAATGTGAAGTTATCCGTAATCATCGAAAAATCGGTCAATCCTTTTTGGGAATTAATAAACAAAGTGTAATTTTTATCCGGCATGTAATAAATATTTATGGTTCCCGTCTGTGTCGCCTGCTGCGTCTGACCACGATCATAAAACAACGCTTCCGGCATCGAAACGGTTACGCTCTTGTCGAGTAAGGCATCCCATTGATTCTCTCCAATGATATTCAACGGATAATCCAAGTTATTTTGATCTCTGATAAAAGCGTCTTTTATGTCATAGGGTTTGGAAGTATTGAAAGTTTGCCCTATGCCTATCGAATATGATTGAACGGCCTGCAATATCGGGAAGTTTTCAAGGGCATTCCCCACCATCATAAGCCCCTCTGCTCCCCACGCATCAATCATAATGTTTGCGGCTTGCATAGCGTCCTGCATTTCGTCGTTGTCCGGGACTTCCGACTTCGCGATAACGTGCATCAAACGGTAGGTCGCTTTTATCAAATCGGTGATCGTCATAACCTATTCCTTGCTTAAATCAGGATGTTTCTTTTCAATGTGCTTTTGAAGGTTTTCTTCGCTGTCGCACAATGCAACACAATGAGGGCATTTGCTCTTTCCCGTAGGAATCTGAATAACTTTTCCGGTCAAATCATTGGCTTCGTGGATAAGTTTTTGCGCCAGTTCTTTCTTGATGTCTGCCTGTTTGTTCTTTTCGTCCGTCCGAGCCGCATCAAGTAGAACGATTTCTTTTTCGTCAACCTCAATCTGTTCTTTGTAATAGGCCACTCTTGCTTTCAAAAGGTCTATGCGTCCCTCTTTGCCACTTTTGCTTTTCCATCCTTTTTTCACAGCCTCGTTTTCTTCCGCTTCGCTGTTGACAATCAATTCTCCTTCTTCAAACTGATGGTACAACATCCTAGGATAAGGTTTGTATCCGGTTGTGTCTACTGGCGCGGGCTTCGGTTGCCCTACCGCTAAGTTCATTTGCATTATAGCCTCCCTTTCTTTTTAGCGTCCTCAATATATTTTTCCATTGAGGTCACTGGTTTTTGTTTTTTTATTTTCATGGGTTTTATCTTCTTTACTTTTACAGCTTTCATTATTAGTCCCACCTGCCCCTTTCGTAATAATTGAACTTTATAAAGACATTTTCAAGATATTTTACGTTATAATTTGCCTTTAAGTGTTCGGCCATTTTTCCGTCAGCGTAATGACTGTTTTCATCAAATTGAAGAGTTTTTAAGATTTTTCCTTTCACGATAAATTGCTCAAGTCCCACTCCGCATTCATGCATATTTTCTGGTTTCGCGAATAGCGTAGACGTTGGATGTCTACCGACAGAAGATTTTGGGATGTTGTAGCCTCGTTTCATTGAAACCATGACCACGTCAGAATCAGACGCTTTGATATTAGAAATTACATCTTCTTCAAACGAATCATCATCACACATAAACCAGTAGTAATCTTCGTCAACAATCTTATGGTGCTTAATGAATTGATTTAATTTGTAATAGCAAATATCTGTATTTTCTTCGCAAGGATCAATTACGAAAGGACTTATGAACCATTCCCCATTCCATAAACCGCATTGATCTGGAAATTCAATCGGGTAAAGAGCAACGCCATAAGGTTTGTATAGATTAATTATTTCTTCTTTTAAATTGGCCCGGCTGAAAGGCATTACAACATGAAGATTTGAAAGTTTCTCCTTCGGTATTAAAAAACTGGTTTTGTTGTTCAGAAGATATTCGTGATAATTCCCTTCGTGTGCTTCCACCCCGTAGTGCTTAAAAGTAATATCCGGTTCCAAATAGACCTTGCCGCCATTTTCAAGATAGCGCCTTTGGAAATAAATATCCTCTCCCACCCTAGAACCGTTTTCAACACTGCAAGAGAAACACTGCAAAATATCTTCGTCTTTTTCTCTGTACGTTTGCAGGCTTCCCCTTGCTCTCTCAAAGGCTTCCCGTGAATAAATAATGAATCCGCCAGGGATGCCCCGCGTTTCGATCATTCGGATTTGTCCATTATCAACACCAAGAACACAATTATCTTTACAGAGAGGCATTGTTCCGTAGGTTCCCCAATTATTTTTATTAGGATACGCACCCCCAACAACTTCGGCTCCATACAGAGCGTCTTTAATTAATCGTCCCAGTCCTTCAACATTCCATGAAAGATCTGAATCAATCATTAAAATATGCGTGTAATCGCTTTGTAAAAACCTGTGAACCAATGCGTTTTTTGCATGGTCAACATAAGAATCGCCGCTTAGTTCGTAATAATCCCATTCAATTTTTAAAGTATTCAGAAGAATAACAGAACTCATCAGGCTCGCGACATACGGGCTGTACGCTTGAACTGAATAGAATGGCGAAGCGATTACAAGGCGTATTTGTTTCATGTTTTGCCTTTTTGATAGCGGTAGGGGACTACAATCCCCTACCGCCAGTTAAATGTTAAGAACTCAATCCGTAAGTCTTCAAAGCAGCCTGAATTGCTGCAACTGCTGTGCTGATAGCGTTAGCCTGTGAAGAGGTAAACGAACCAGTGCTTGTCGTAGTGGTTGCAACCACAGAGCCTACCGCCTGCTGTACCACTGGCGTAGTGCCATAAAAGCCTACAGTTGCGCTTGTAGCTGCACCCATCTGAATCCCCGGCCCCGGAGAGCCTGGCAAACCGGCTTCGGAAGGAATATTGGATATTTCCTGATTCGGTGCGCTGTTAGGTGTAATTCCTGTTCCCATTATATTTACTCCTTTTAAAAACGTGTTAAAGTGTTAATACTGTTCAGCTTCTATCCCCATATTCTTGTGACTAATTCCGGCCTCTGGCAAGTCCAGCCACCGAGAACGTCAATACGGCAAGGAATCTGATCGCTGTTAATCATGTACTGGCGAATGATTCTAAGACTGATTCCTTCGTGTACTTCACGGCCCTTGAAATGAACGCCTTCCGGCATTTCAAGATCGGCTGTTCCGAGAACGAAAGCGTCACGATGGAAAGCTACGTTCATGGGGTAAACCGTTGAAGCAGAGCCGAACATGGTGATATGACCCTGATCGGGGGCTGCAATCGTGGTCGTTCCGTTGGCAACGGTGCTTCCTGCAACCACAATCGAAGGATAAATAGAAATGGTTGCATTTCCGCTGCCATCAGAAAGAACATCAGCAAGAATTGTGAAGTTGGCAAGCTGTCCTGTGCTTTGCTGATTTTCGGGATTGACAGAATAAACACCGGCTATCTGAATAATTTCACCAGTTTTTAACACGGTCTGATTCAGAGACCAGCCTGTAGTTAATAACGCATTGCCGGTCTGCGCACCAGAAACGAGAGCGTAAGCACCGGTAATTGAGTGGGTTCCAGTAGTCAGTTTGTTGACGTTCTGGTCTGCGTAAAACATGAAACCGAGAGCGTCAGACATATTGCCGCTGTGGTACTGGTCGCTAATCGCGTTGGTCGGATTGAACAAACCGGAAAGCCCCGCTACGGATTTCGCGTTGGCAATCGGGTCTAAAACGACATACCGGTCTTTGTCTCTAGGAACTCCGAAATAATCCAGCATTGCTCCGGCGTTCAGGAAAACATCGGGGGATTTGCTGGTTCTTAAATCTGTATAGGTTCCGGTATTGTCAAAACCCGGAGTTGCGCCTGGATAACCAACCTGATTAAATGACTTT